GTAAGAAAAAAGATTTCAAGTCTTTCTATGCCGAGCAATACAAGGATGACGCTATTAAAACAACTGTGGCTGTGTTGGAAGCACTTACAAGAGCTACGTATGGTTTGATTTTTGTATCTGCTAGACCAGAAAAGTACAGAAAAGATACCGAGGAGTGGTTAGCTTCGTGGGTTTATCTTTTAGTTAAAAATTCTGTGTTAGATGAACAACGCATAAAATACGTGAAAGATATACAAGACTGGGAGTGCCTAGGTTTATTGATGCGACCAGAGGGAGATTATCGAGCCGACCACATTGTTAAAGAGGAGATTTATTTAAACCGAATCAAACCTCACTACAACGTGTTTATGGTTCTTGATGATCGTCAAAAAGTTGTAGACATGTGGCGTAAGCATGGGTTGATATGCCACCAAGTAGCTGATGGGAATTTTTAATTAAATAAGGAGATTGAAATGAGCGATAAAAAAATTACACTCGTCATGAGCAGAAGTGCTTTCGTTAGTAACAATCGAGATCACATGGACGTTGAGCAATTATTAGTAGATCAGGGGTATGTTGATTTAACAGAAGTTGCCGAAAACTATAACTACCTTACTGATTCCGACATTGTTAACTGGGATCAAATCAAGCACACAATCGATAAAGATTGTATTGACCCTTGTGGTGTAGGAGATGGGGAAATGAGTGTCGATGATGGCTTTGGTGGTTGTGAAGTTGCTTTCGATTGGAGTAAATACGAAATTAAATGGGAGGAGTGAAAATGAGTGATGATTTTAGATTATGGGAATTTTTTATTAAATATTGTGGGTATATAGATCAAGGTGTTGGTAAACAACATTTAGCGTGGCTTCTTGAACATGAACGCAAACACCGAGAGATGAAAGCGAGCAATCTTGCTACGGACTTTGTTATCAATCTTGAGATAAATAAGGAGAAAAATAATGAGCGAAGATAATAAAGCAATACACGTTAGCTATGAAACAGGCTATGACAAAGAAGCAAGTTTAGATTATTTTCATGATGGCACAGACCATAAATTTGTAGATGAAAGTAATTTCAGAATTGTTTCAACTAGACATAAAGAGATTACTGATAACGAAGATAAAGCTAAAGGTCTTCAAGATTGGGAATGGAAAGTAGAAGTTTTTACGAAGACTGATAAGAAAAAGGAGAACGACAATGAGTGAGCAAGGTTTGTGTAGGAGTCAGACTCCTACGTCATCAATGGATGCAGAGTTTATCGAATTTGTAAATTATGTTTATGATTTTTATGGGGAAGATGGTATTTACCCAGAAAACAACCGTACCAAACCCCAGATCAGAGTAGCAACTCTCATTTATTTAAAATCAATTAACGAACTCAATTCAGATCATTTCACTTGGGGTGGTGGAGATTCTGTTGATAGGGAGAGAGTGAGAGATATTATGGACTCTCCGACATTTGCTGAAGAATCTAAGGACTGGTGGAAAGTGTTAGAGGATCAGTTTTTAGATGAAATGAGGAGGAGTGACATGAAAACCTTTATTTGCGAGGTAAGGCTAACTTTTGTTGGCAACAATCATAAAGCTAAAAATGTTGAGGAATATAAACAAAAAGTCATTGAACAGTTTAATGATGAGTACCCCAACATCAATGTAACAGAAGACGAGATACATAACATTGAGGAGGAGTGAAAAATGACTAAGAAAAATTTACCATGTGCCTGTGAAGGGCAGACTATCGAGGGACAATTCTTAGTAAATGAGAATTGTCCTAACCCATACGTTATTCGAGTAGTGAGTGGTTTAGTAGCCATGCGAGAAACTGCTGATGTCGTTGATGATAATGGCAACGACCTATTTGTAATGATTAAGACTAATGATGTTATATCAACAGACAAGCCAATGGGTTTGTATGGTTGGGAGTTGTATGACAAGAATGGGTATCAGGTTCGCACTATGCTTGCTGAACAAAAAACAAACTTTGACGGCACTCGTATGCACACACCTGATGATACAGAAGAAGTGCCGTTCAACACGATTGATGATACTAAGGAAGATGCCTTGGATTATCTTCAGTTTCTGATTGAGTTCCACAACGAGCAACATAGTTTCTATAACAGGCTTAGTGGTTGGGGCGAAGATGATGAATGGGTATGGTCGTCATTCGACCAAGCTGATGTTGTGTGGGCAGAAAAAATCAGAGAGAACTACGATCATGATTTCACAGATGATATCGACTTGGAAGATATTAGGCATGATAGGGAATTAGCAAATGGGTGAGGAGAACGACAATGAAGAGTAAGACCAGAGTATTAGAGGAAAAAGTCACAGAGTTAGAGATGGCATTGTGCCATGCGAATGGTAAGTTAAATGCAATACAAGATGCTTGTGAACAGGCAATAGCTGATTCTGAGGAAGCTACGGAAGAAGTTACCGATGGTTCAGAAGCTATCTACGAGGGTCGGGCAGAGTTTGCCAAGCAGATATCAGATTATTTAAATGAGGAGGAGTGATAATGAACGATGAAAAAATTACACTAGTTATGAGCCGAAGTAAATTTGTTAAAAAGAATTATCAATTTATAGACATAACAAGTCCTACACAACTAGACACTTTAAGTAAGAAAGGTGTAATTTATTTAGATGATATTGCAAAAGGACTTAATTACTTGTACCACAGAGATATTTTAAATTGGAATGAAATTAAAGATACTGTAGATGCTGATTGTATAGATGATACCTTTAACGTAAACAATTTAGAAGTTGGGTTTGACTGGAACAAATACGAAATTAAATGGGAGAAGTGAAATGACCAAGTTAATTATCTACACCACATTAGCGTGTATATGGTTGGACTACGTCTATTGGTGTCATGGTTTGAATTTAAATTACTTTGATAGATTTTAGGAGAGGAGGTGTAAGTGAAAGAAAAAAACTGGAAAGAAACCTTTAAAGATACGGTAAAAAGTTGTGACGCAAAACATACCATGAATTGGGTTAACCTAAAATTGAGATGGTCCAACACTTATTGGGCTAAAAAATTAAAAAACAGAAAGGAGGTGTGAGAAGTTGACAATGTAAAAATATATACATATTATGTATGTATAACAAGTTGTTGTCGTGTATACCTAGTATATACGTTATTTTAATTTTAAAAGGAGAGTATTATGTCGACAGACAATTACGCAGGAGATATGGGAGATATGTCAGTAAATGATTTTGCTGATGCTATCTTAACTTATGGTTCAGATATGACTATTTTGGGTATTGGAGAACCCGGAATTGGTAAGACGGCAGTTATGAACATACTTAAAAAGGTTCTTGGCACTGCTGATTACCACTATCACATCTTTGACATGGGACGTATGGACGTTGGCGATCTTGCATTGCCAAGTGTGACTGAGATCAATGGTGTTACAGTAAGTAGGTTTGTACCTAATGCTGACTTTGGTACACAGTTCAAGGGTAAAAAACTTGTTGCTATGTTTGATGAGATATACAAATCATCTAAACCTGTGCTCAATGGAGTTGCATCATTTCTTCAAGAGAAAAGGCTTAATGATTGGATAGCACCAGAGGGTTCTATATTATTTTGTGCATCTAACCTTGAGACTGATGGGTGTGGAGATAAACCTCAACCGTTTATCAAAAGACGTACAGTTAGGGTGCATGTTAAAAAACCTACTGCTGGAATTTCACCTACTGGTGATATTGAGCCAGATGGTTGGATAGCTTGGGCGATTGATAATGACATTGCTCCAGAAATTATTTTGCTTATCAAAGAGAATCCTCATTTCTTGGATTCATACACATCTGGTAGTGACAATCGAGCAATCTTTAATCCAGCACGAGAGCCAAGTGTGGAAGCATTTGTATGTCCATTCACACTAGAACTTGCGAGTAAGATCGTCAAGAAAAGAGAGCGAGTGAAAGAACATGTGCTTAAGAGTATGCTTAAGGGTGCTTTTGGTTCGTATGCTACAGAATCTTTGATGGCAATATTAAAGTTCTCTAACAAGATGCCTTCGTGGAAAGAGGTGATAACCAATCCTGATACAGCGCCTTTACCTACAAATGATGCAGATGGTGTGATGGTTAAGTTTATGTTGGTGTCAAAGGCATTAACACTAATGAGTGATGACAACATAGATAGTCTAGTCACATACTTTGAACGTCTTGGTAGTGAGTTCGAGGGTGTTTGGTACAGATCAGTTCTTCGTAGCTCTAAGGAGAGAAGGATGGTTGGTCAAGATTGTAAGAGATGGATGGAACGTGCAGCAAAAATGAAGTGGATGTTTGCTTAAGAAGTATTTTACATTTTAAAAGGAGAGAAAGATGGAACTATCTAAAAGTAAAATTGCTAATTCAGTAACTAATTTGTTTAGGCGTTGTGTTATTGTGCGCTTTGGTATATCTAAGTGGGATGGTAAGAAGTCTTGTGATAGGGAGAAAAATAAAATCACTTCGGCTGATGGCTTTCTGATGAAGGCTAATTTGTTTGTCAATGATGCGAACTTCAAAGCGATTACGAGAGTTGATAGTGATGCTCGATCATTTGTAAATAAGCATACTAACTATTGGGGTCATGGACAACGTTTACTTACCATGAATAAGTTTGACTCTTTTATGTCGGAGATGAACAGTCTTGAGGAGAAGTTTAGTCGTACAGTTGACATGTTTCTTGATCCACATAACTATGTTGCTTCGATTCATGCGTCTATGGACTATTGGAGACGACATTCAAAAGGAGAATGGGTAGATATGATTACAGAAGATGACTATCCAAATAGCGTTGGTTTGCGAGATAGATTTTATTTTCGTAATGATATCCTTCAAGTGCCTGATGGTGATTTCAAAGTTACCGTTGCTGATGAAGTGCTTAGAGATATACAGGCTAAACAAAACAAAGTGTTAGAGGATCAGTTGTATGATTCCATGACAAGGTTTTGTGACAAGATCAAAGATGCCTTGAGTAAAGCTAGTGAGAGGTTTGAGGATTTAGATTCTCCTAAAATCACCAAGACTGATGTTAAATACCACAAGGATTTTAACTCAACTATCATCACTAATATCACGGATCTTTGTGATACAGGGCATGACTTGAATATCATTGATGACCCACGCATTACTGAGTTACTTAATGATACACGGAAAGCTGTATCTAACTTTGACGCACAACAGTTGAAGGAAGATGACCACTCAAGACGTGCTGTAAAGAAAAATATTGATGACGTTTTAAATAAATTTAATCTTTAATAAGGAGAGAATATGCGAACGTTAAACACAAAAGAAAAGTTAGTACGAGATAAGATGGCATTGTGTGGTCATAAGACTACGAGTAGTTTTTCAGTGCTGATTCATACGATACCGTTCTATCTAACTAACGATCTAACACCAACAGGTTGTACGGATGGTTACAACGTTTGGATAAATGAAGGTTATTACGAAAGTCTTATCGAAGGACAACGTAGATTCCTTATTGTGCATGAGCTTATGCACATCATACCAAACCATCTTGTTGTGTGGCAGTCATTACGTAAGAAACATCCCCTGTGTGCAAATAAGGCAATGGATCATTGGAATAATCTTACGATTAAGTATGAGATTGATCCCACTCAAACCTTTCTTGTACCAATCAAAGGAGCTTTATGTGACGACAAGTATAGGGTTAATGGGGTTATTCTAGATACCAAGTCAATATTTGATGATTTATATAAACAGGTAGATAAAGGAAAGGAGAATGGTAATGGACAAACCTCTGGTGATAACTCTAAACAAAAAGTGCAACAAGAGGGAGATAGCAATGAGGGGCAGACACTTGATGAGCACATGTGGGACAAAGCGCAAGAGATGGCGAAAGATGAAACCAAGTCAAAAAAGATGAGGGAGCAAATTAGAACATCTTTACGTCAAGGTAAGATGTATTCAAAACGTACGGGTGGTAACACATTAACTAGTATAGATAAGATATTAGAGTCTAAGATAGATTGGAAAGAATTGTTACGATCTTTTCTTACTAATACTAACTCTGATAGAGAAGTATCTTCATGGCGCAGACCAAACCGTAGGTGGATACATCAAGACATTTACCTACCGTCAATAGTTAGTGAGTCAGCCGGGGACTTAGTTCTTGCCATAGATAGGTCTGGTTCTATTGGGACTCAAGAAACACAGGCTATGCTTGGGACATTAGCTAAGATTTGTAAAGATACAAAACCAAGTAAGGTTTATATTGCTTATTGGGATACTGTTGTTAATGACCCTGTTGAGGTGTATGAACAGCATGAGCTAGAGAATATTATTTCCTCTACTAAACCACGAGGTGGTGGTGGCACGGACCCAAGGTGTATTCCTGCGTTTCTTAAAGAGAAAAAGATCAACCCAGAAGCTGTTGTGGTGTTGACTGATGGTGCTGTAGGGAGTTGGGGTAAATGGGATTGTCCTGTGTTTTGGGGTATCACACAAAAGGGTATCACTGCAAACGTAGGTACAAGTGTTCATGTAGACGTTAACTAGGAGAAACAATGAGAGGACTAATGAAAACAAACCTACAAGCAGAGGAGGAGTAAACAAATGAAAGTAAGAACTGAAGCTGCAATAGTACTTGTAGATGGAGCACGTTTGAATGTAGACGTGGGAGTACATCCTGATAACAAGGAACTAGGACATTGGTTTTTTGATGAGCATGCAGTATTAGATAGTAAATTGTTCTACTGGTTTACCGAAAGCGAGTTTGCAGATGTTATAAAGCAGTTGGATTCTGGTAAGTCATTTAAGTTAGAGGACAGTATATACATCCTTACCATGTCAAACAATAATGAACCGTTTGTAGTTAGCGAAGAAAATAAGGACGACTACGACTATCAAGAAATACATAACCAAAGACTAAGAGAAATAGAAAGGGGGCAATGATGAGTGATTTTAACGAAATGAGGAGAACGCTAATGAGTAATGAAGCTAACGTGGTTTTAAAAGAGAGATGTTATGCCGAAGCAATCGAGGAAGTTGATAACATGACGCTAAAGCAACTTAAGTCTGTTATTGAAATTCACCCAGATACCCAACAACATATTGATGGGTACATTATAGCAAAGGCAGAACAGAAGTTTGATAATTTACCTGACGTGGGAGGAGAGTGATGAGTGAAAATAAATCTAATTTTTGTTGTGCAAAAGAAAAACTCTTTACTAGTGGAACAGTTCAGGATTTGATAGATGTCTTGGAGTTGATAGATGACAAGTCATTGCCTATCAGGGTCATTGAACAAGGTAGGGAAGACGAGGGCATTGACAATTTCTGGCTGTGCGACATTGAAGTTTCTAGCACAGGTGCTAGTGGCTATGAGCAATCTGGAGAAGTTCGTTTGATAGGGGGAGAGTGATGAGTGAAGTAGACGTTGAAAAACTTGTTCGGTTGTTAAAGGAAATTAATGTTTCAAAGTATTCACAAGCTGAATACAGAGAAGTTGTTGATTTAATTTATACGGTGGTTAAAACACAAACTAAAGGAGAAACAAATGGATAAAAAATATAAAGCACTTTTAATTAGAAAAGAAGTAAGAGATTTAATTGATGAAAAGAAACTTATTGTAGAAAAGTTGTTGGGGTTAGATTTAAATTATAGTCAGTTCATAACGTACTTATGCAACACGATTAAAAAGAAAGAAAGATAACTAAAAAAGGAGAGTAAAATGAGAACGAAACTTTGTACAACTAAATATGATTTATATAATTATAATTTCTTTGATGACAACAACCTTGTAAAATACCCTGCTGAATCTAGGGAGTGTGACTGTTTTAGTAAGTGGTTATCAGATCTACAGGTAGCGATAGATAAAGCTTCTCATGGTACTTGTGAATTACATATAAAAATTGGAGGAAATAATTGGAAGCCGGGAGCACCACTAGATTCTTTTACTAACAGCGAAAACGTGCATATAACCTTATCGAGTAAAATAAATTCAGTAAGTAAAGATGTTTTAGATATTCTAGGCTCTCGATATGATCCTATTCCCTACCAAATGTTTGTAATAAAATTAACACATAACATCGTAGACTTTTACGATCCCTTGTTGGTTAAATCTGGTGGAGTTCGTAAGGTCCCTCATTGGACTATAGAAGAAACAGATGTTTACAATTTAGATACCTATTGGGTGAGGCAATTTAAAGATAGTCTGAGTAGTCAGAAAAAACCTAGAGATGTAGTGATGTCGACAACACTAAGGGATAAAGTGATTAAAAAAGCTGTTGAGTTTATAAAATTTATTGGCGATCAAAACTACTCAAGGATAGCTAGTAAGTTTGCTGCACATTGTGAGGAGAGGGCAAGGTATTCTCTTTCTGAATATCAAAGAACTTTAACAGACAGTTTTGAATGTTCTGCAGTGTCTGTTAAAAATACAATGGTTTTATGTGAGGCAGTTCTTGATATCAAAGATAAACTTGGTTTAGGGAAAAATGATTCTTGTAATTTTACATCGTCTTTACTCCAAGAGGTTGAAACTAAGTCTTTACCAAAATATGCAAAATATAAAAAACAGTCAAATTGTTTAGTTAATATACATCTTATTTTTAAAGTGCCTGAAGTTGTAGGATACCCTGATGGTGCGTATGCGCTTATTAGTAAGATGGGATTAAATTGGAGCGCAACTAGCAAAAAGATAGACGATAAGTATATTACTTTTCTAACAGACGTTTTTTGTCCCGGTCTTCAGGGTAAGTTTAGTTCAGAAGATTCTGAAATTATAAACGCCCACGAGTCCGTGCTTTTTTACTCAGATATTGATTCTATGAGCACGAACGTCAACTCTTTAGTATCTTTATTAGCTATGACACGTCCAGAATCAGATCACGTAGTAATGATGGAGGGGGTTGGATTTTGGCATCCTTCTAGCGATACGTATTTGTTGACAGAAAGAGTTGTCAGATGATAGGATTTATTTATGAAAAATAATAGTAAATTTTACTACAAATTTAGGTTTGAATATTTAGATGATTTTTTTAGTAAGGGTATTTTTTATTCTTTACAACACTCGCTTTCTTTGTCCACTCCTCCTACTCCTACTCTCTTAGAAGAAAAATTAAGTTTATTGTGTATGTGGAATAGTAACAAAGAGTTATATGGTGTTGGTAGAAGACTAACTAAAAATATTTTTCATGTACACATATCACCAAGTGAGGCTAAGATTATGCAGAAAGAAAAGAAGAAATTAAGCACTAAAGATAAGATAGCTGATTTTTTTGAAGAACACCCTAATGAATACTATGACGCACCTCAAGTTGCTGACAGTATTAAAAGTGATTCATCTTATGTTAGAGAATTATTATGTAGTCTACACAGGGAGGGGTTCTTAGATAAAGAGTCTCATATTAACGAAAAAAGGTACAGAGTTTATAAGTACCGTTTGACACCCCCACTTCCCGATATAGACCCTTCAATATTATCAAGGAAAAGAAACAATGGATAAAATTTTAGCTTTTTGTTTAGGTATACTTTTATACTGGTTCATTACTGGATTCACTCAAGAAGAACTAGCAGAACGTATGAAAAGTGTTTGGAAAGATGCCTATATGATTGGGAAAGAAGATGGGTATATTCAAGGTAAAAGTGAATACGCCTATATGCAAACCCGTGAGTGGTTATCTGCTAAGTGTATGCTTTTTAATTGGGATGAGGAGGCAAAGTAATATGAAAGATTTAGAGCTTAAAAATTTAAAAACATTTAATATTGAAGAGGGTAGTTCACACTTAAATATATCAAGCCCTAAATCACTTCCTTCTGTGCTGATAGCTACACCCATGTATAGTGGACAGTGCACAGGTCAATATACAATATCTATTATTAATACGATTAATAACCTAAGTGTTAACAATTGTGAAACTTACTTAGCGAACATCACGAATGAGTCATTAATCACTAGAGCAAGAAACGAACTTGTACGTATGTTTTTAGAAGATTCAAAATGCACACACATTATGTTCATAGATGCAGATATGCAGTTTTCTGCAGAAGCAGTATACAAATTAGTAGAGCATGATGAGGATGTTGTAGGTGGTCTGTATCCTAAGAAAGTTATAAATTGGAACGCACTACAAACTGCAGCTAATAGAGGTATTAAAAATATAAAAAGCTTTGCAGGAGACTATGTAATTAACTTTCCTCATGGTGTTAACACTATTAAAAAGAACAGTAAAGGTCTAGTAAAAGTTCGGCATGCAGGCACTGGGTTTATGTTAGTGAAAAGAAAAGTGTTTGAGAGGCTTTCTAATCATGTACCCACTTACCGTACATGCACTAAAAAAGATAGTAGAGGAGACTTTTTAAAACCATTGACTAAACAGTTCTTTGACACAAGTATTGATGAGACAGGGGCATTGTTGTCTGAAGACTATCATTTTTGTGATCTCTGGAACAAACATGGTGGAGAAGTTTTTGTTGATTTAGATGTTGAATTGAAACATGTTGGTACACACGTATTTGAAGGTAATATAGCAGACTTTAATTTTTAGGAGGGAAAATGATTTTTAAAAAAGATTCTGGTGCAAAAGAGGTACAGATTGGTGGGACTCATTACAAAGATATGGGCGCAGAACCTTGGGAAGTTTTAGAGAAATGGTTGTCACCCACTCAATTTAAAGGGTTTTTGTTAGGCACTTCAATTAAATATTTGGCAAGGGTGAATGTTAAAGATGTAGAGGGTAAGGGTGGACTACAAGATATTAAAAAAGCACACCACACGTTGTCGTACTTGATTGAACACTTAGAAAAATAGGGGGTGGTTATGGCTATGGGTAAAAAAAAGAAATTACGAGAGAAAATTTACAAAGAATCGAATAGACCTGTAGGTCATTATCTGATGCCAATAGATAGTTTAGGTTTATCAAATAGAATAAACAATTCGTTAAAAGCATATGGTATTTTTTACATCGCAGACTTAGTGCAATTTACATCAAAGCAACTATTAGAGTGTGTACCAAATATTAACAAAATATCTATCGAAGAAATTGAAAAAGTTATCTTTAAGCATAGATTTACTTTTGAAACTAAAATTTTAATAGACCCTTTGCTTAATGAAATTATTGATAATTTCCATACACATATAGTAGATAGCATGAAACAACGAAGAGAATCAACTTTAAAATACGATCCTGTGCTTTCAAGACCAATAGCTGATACATTTATGCGAGACGCTAACATAGACACTTTACACGGAGAGGGTATTTATACAATTCTTGATTTAGTCCAACGCACTGAAAATGAAATATTACATATACCGTCGATAGGGAAGAAGTCTTTAGATGACATAAAAACAATTTTAAAACAAAGAGGTTTATCTCTTGGTATGTCAATAACTCAATTAGTTAAGATGAAAGACGAAGAACGAAAAGACATCATAAGAAAAGGGTCATGGTAATGACACCTGAGAAGAAAGTTAAAAACAAAGTCGTAGAGATTTTAAAACGACACAAAGCATACTACTTTTATCCTATGACAGGTGGTTATGGTAGAAGTGGTGTGCCTGATATTGTTGGGTGTTATAAAGGGCAGTTTTTTGGTATCGAGTGTAAAGCCGGAAATAATAAACCAACTGCACTCCAAGAAAAAAATCTTAGGGAAATTAACAGAAATAATGGACTTACTCTAATTATTAATGAAAAAAATATAGATATGGTTGAGACGATGTTAACAACTTGTCAAATTTTAGGGGGGCGTTCGCTTTGAGAAGAAAACATACTTGTAGACAAGTACAACTTTATAGATGTTTAGAAAGAAATTATGTTTTATCTGTAAAGCAATTATCTAGTCGGCTAAAACTTAGCATAAGAAGTATACGGAGATACTTACCTATACTTTTGGAACATAAATTGATTGAGGTAAGGTTTACGGAAATAAGAGGTAATTCAAAAAAACCAACTTATTTTTATTCTGTAATTAGAGACGAGAGTTCTTCATGATGAAACAAGACATTCAGTTTGACAAATTATTGACATTAACTAAAAAATACAAACTAAATTTAGTTGATTTAAAACTTATCTCGTATGCAAATACTTGTTGGAATAATGGGGATTCTATTAGGGTAACGGATTTAATGAAACAACACGAGATCGCTTCACCTAGCACAATTCACAGTAGAGTCACTGAACATTTAATTGGTAAAGATTTATTTGTGATAACTAAGAATCCACAAGATGCTAGAGAAAAATTTATAGTTAAGGGCCAGATGTTTAAAACATTATTAGACGAAATAAGTAATGTTGATAACGATTGATTTTGAAACTTATTATGACAAGAAGTTTAGTTTATCTAAGTTAACTACAGAAGAATATATACGTGACGATAGATTTGAAGTTATCGGCGTTGCATTAAAAGTTAACGAAGAAGATTCTCAATGGTTCTCTGGTACTAAACAAGAAACAAAAGATTGGCTATCTCAATTTAATTGGGGTAATGCTTTGGTGTTGGCACATAACACCATGTTTGATGGAGCTATACTGTCTTGGTATTTTAATATACACCCTTATAAATTAGCAGATACGTTATGTATGGCAAGAGCAGTTAATGGTGTATTTGAATCTGTTAGCCTTGCGAATTTATCTAAGAAATATAATCTTGGAGAAAAAGGTTTAGAAGTACAAGACGCTTTGGGTAAGCGTAGATTAGACTTTACCTCATCTGAATTAGAGCAATATGCAAAGTACTGTCGCAATGACGTACAACTTACATATGATTTATTTGAAAAATTGCTTATTGATTTCCCCACAAAAGAGTTAAAAATTATAGATATAACATTAAAGATGTTTACCGAGCCGGGTCTTCAGTTAGATGTTCCTCTTCTGACAAGTCATTTACAGGAGACTATAGAAAGGAAACAACAGCTATTAAAAAAAGCAAATGTCTGTAAAGAAGATCTAATGAGTAACGATAAGTTTGCTGAGTTACTGAAAGTTGAAGCTATAGACCCCCCAACAAAAATATCCTTACGCACAGGCAATGAAGCTTGGGCGTTTGCAAAAACTGATGAGGACTTTAGAAAATTAGCTAAACATGAAAACGAGAGAATACGAGATTTGGTCGCTGCACGTTTAGGTAACAAAACTACTTTAGAAGAAACAAGAACCCAACGGTTTATTGATATAGCTAACCGTGGATTGATGCCAGTTCCCTTGAGATATTATGCAGCGCATACAGGGAGATGGGGAGGAGATGACAAAGTTAATTTACAAAATTTACCTTCTCGTGGTTTAGATGGAAATAAACTAAAGCAATCAATTAAACCTATTGATGGTTATGTAATTATAGACGCAGACTCTTCACAAATTGAAGCAAGAGTTCTAGCTTGGTTATCTGAACAACATGATTTAGTTGAAGCGTTCGCAAAAGGAGAAGATGTTTACAAGATCATGGCAAGTGCTATATATAAAAAAGAAATAGAAGATATTACTAAGCAGGAAAGGTTTGTGGGAAAGACTACAATTTTGGGCTGTGGGTATGGTATGGGAGCAATTAGATTTCAAGATCAGTTAAGGACATTCGGAGTGGAGGTATCCGAAGAAGAATCTAAACACATTGTTAAAACTTATAGAAACACGTATACGCAAATAGAAAATTTATGGAAGCAAGCTGATAGATGTTTAGAAAGTATATTAAATAAGACAGGTAATACTTTGGGTAAGAAAGGCGTATTATTTTTTAATCCAATCGAAGAAGGATTTCAATTACCAAATGGTTTATGGCAAAGGTATAAAAATCTTTCCGTGTTTGAACGTTATTTATTTGGCGATAACGAGGGTGGTGGTATTTATAAACGTCAATACTCTTACAAGACCAGAGACACTACTACAATTTATGGTGGTAAACTTATAGAGAATATATGTCAGGCTTTAGCTAGATGTATCATTGCTGAACAAATGGCACGAATATCAAATAGATATAAAGTTGTATTAACGGTTCATGATGCTGTTGCTTGTATAGTCAAGGAAACAGAAGCAGAAGAAGGAGTAAAATTTATTGAAACCTGTATGAAATGGAGACCTAGTTGGTGCAAAGACCTGCCTTTAGATTGTGAGTCAGGTGTAGGTAAAAATTATGGGGACACTTAAAAACTATACATGGTCTTATTCAGCGTTGAGTTTATTTAAACAATGCCCAAAAAAATATTACCATTTAAAAGTAGTAAAAGATGTTAAAGAGCCTATGAGCACGGCTTTAGTTTTTGGTAATAGAGTTCACGAAGCAGCCGAGGTTTACGTTAAGGATAATAAAAAATTACCAGAAGAGTTAACGTATATAGGAGGTATGTTAGATAAATTACGACATATAGACGGAGATAAGTTATGTGAGTACCGTATGGGATTGACTAAAGATTTAGACCCTTGTGGGTTTTTTGATGACAACGTTTGGTGGAGAGGTATTGCTGACCTTATAATTTTAAGTGACAGTAAAGCTTATTTGGTGGACTACAAGACCGGTAAAAGTAGTAGATACGCAGATATTAAACAATTGGAGATTTTATCTTTAGCTATGTTTAAGCATTTCCCTAAAATAAAAAAAGTTAAAGCCGGGTTATTATTTGTTATATCAAAAGACTTTATCAAAGCAAACTACAAAAAAGAGGATCAAGAGATTAATTGGCAGTATTGGTTAGATAACACTAAATATTTAGAAGATTCTATAAAATCTAATGTCTGGAACGCTAAACCAAATTTTACTTGTAAAAATTATTGTGCAGTGTTAAGTTGTCCTCATAATGGTAGAGGAGATTAAAAATGCCTTATGTAAATAAAAAACGACCCTACAAAAAAGAATATAAGCAACAAAAAGAACGTGGGGAGCATAAAAATAGAATGGAGCGGCAACGTGCCCGTAGAAAATTAGATAAAACAAAACCCGATAAAAATAAAAACGGTAAAGCAGATGTTAGAGAAGGGAAAGATGTATCTCATAAAAAACCGTTGAGTAGAGGGGGTACTAACAAAGACGGATACACAATAGAATCAAAAAAGAAAAATAGAAGTAGAAATTATAAAAAAAAGTAGTAGAATAAAGACTGACTAAGTAAAAAATTTAAAACGTTACTTTGGTCTGTACGTGTATTAAACGTGTTTTAAAAAGGAGAGTATATGCAAATTATCGAAGACAAAGCTTTACTGCTGAAGGTACGTCAGCCGGAAAAAATTACTACAGTAATACCCAAAAGTAAATCTGTCTCTTCCCATGAAGTTGTTGTTAACTGGGGTTTAGAAGAGGCTCAAGTTTTAAAAAACTTAAATATAAAGAACGTACCAAGTCCAATATATTCTAAATACAAATGGGGTGGGAGATATAAACCATTTGAACATCAAAAAGAAACATCATCCTTTCTTACTTTAAATCGCCGAGCTTTTGTATTTAACGAACAAGGCACAGGTAAAACTGCAAGTGTAATATGGGCAGCCGATTACTTAATGAAACTAGGACGTATAAAAAAGGTTCTGGTGCTATGTCCTTTATCTATTATGCAGTCGGCTTGGCAAGCTGATTTATTTAAATTTGCCGTTCATAGAACAGTGGGTATAGCGCACAGTTATTCACGAGAAAAAAGAATTGACGTGGTTAATTCTGATGTTGAGTTTGTGATTTGTAATTATGATGGACTACAAATTATACGAGATGCAGTAAACGAAAACGAATTTGATCTAGTAGTTGTTGATGAAGCTAACGCTTATAAAACGGTTACTACTAAACGATGGAAGATACTAAATTCTATAATAAAACCTCATACATGGGTTTGGATGTTAACTGGCACACCTGCCTCACAATCACCTACAGACGCTTATGGTTTAGCTAAAATTATTAATCCTAGTGGTGTACCAAAATATTTTGGGTCATTTAAAGACATGGTGATGTATAAAGTTTCAGAATTTATATGGCTTCCTAAAGATAAAGCAGAAGACGTTGTACACAAAGCACTACAACCTGCTATTCGTTTTACAAAAGAGGAGTGTTTAGATTTACCAGAAATGACATACACAACAAGACAAGTACCTCTTACAAAACAACAAAATACATTCTACGAAAAAATAAGAAAAGATATGTTAACCATTGCAGCCGGAGAAGAGATAACAACCGTTAACGCTGCGGCTAACCTAAATAAACTACTACAATTAAGTTGTGGTGCCGTCTACACAGATAACGGTGAAACAGTTGAATTTGATGTATCTAACCGATTACGAGAATTAACACAAGTTATTGATGAAGCAAGCCATAAAGTTATCGTGTTTGCGCCTTACCGACACGCTATAAATCTTATTGAGGACTATTTACTTAAAAATAAATATACGTGTGATGTGATACACGGAGGGGTTTCTGTTCATGCAAGAACCGATATCTTTAATAGATTCCAAACAACAAAAGACCCACAAATTTTAGTCATACAACCTCAAGCTGCATCGCATGGAGTAACTCTTCATGCTGCTAATGTGGTGGTATACTGGTCAGCCGTTATGTCTGTAGAAACTTACTTACAGGCAAACGCAAGAGTGCATCGAGCCGGGCAGAAAAACCCTTGCACAGTAGTTCATTTACAAGGCTCAAACGTAGAGAAGAAAATGTATAAAATGCTTCAATCTAAAATAGACGTTCATAATAAATTGATTGATTTATACAAAAATATTATTGACAATGTATAATAAAGGTTATATTATTTAGTATTATTAATTATAAGTATTCTATTAATCGGAGGGAGAGAACGATGAAAGTAGATAAATTGGTTAAAGTTTACGTAAAAATTCGTGACGAGCGAAAAAAGATTTTAAGCGATTACGAGAAGAGAGATTCTGAATTAAAAGAAAGTTTAGAGACTATCGAAGAGGCATTGCTAGAGGTTTGTAAAGATACAGGCGCAGATAGTTTACGTACAGAATTTGGAACAATAACTAGACGGGTACAAAAACGTTATAGGACGGCTGACTTTGAGGCGTTTTCTTCGTTTGTTAAAGAAAATGATGCAATAGAATTACTTGAAAAGCGTATCTCTCAAAACAACATGTCTACGTTTCTCCAAGAAAACCCAGATAAAATACCTCCCGGATTAATTGTAGATAGTAAATATGCTATCTCTGTTCGTAGAAAGACCTAAATGAAACGAATCAGTATTAAAAATAATCGGTGGCGATTAATGTCTGATGGGAAAGAGACTAATTGTTTAGAGGGGCATGGATTAAATGTAGTAATTGTTGGGGCTTCTAAACATATCTCACGAGTTTATTATGAAGGTGAGTATAAAGAAGATAAGTCAAGAACTCCAGACTGTTACTCTATTGATGGTATCAAACCTAGTAAATTGTCTACTACCCCACAATCAAAGGTTTGTTATGACTGCGAACATAATGTGAAGGGTTCTGGCCCAAATAACAGTAGAGCATGTAAATTCCAACAACGCATTGCTGTGGTATTAGAGACAGATATTGGTGGGGACGTTTACCAATTAAATATCCCTTCTAGGTCAATTTTTGGTAAGGGCACTTACAAGAAACTACCTCTTCAAGCGTACTGTAAAAAGATAGCTGAGAATAATGCCCCAATAACTTCTGTTGTTACAGAAATGTATTTAAATTTAGATAACTATGGTGTTCGGATAACTTTTAGACCAATACGTATATTGGATAATTCTGAGTTTGATATAGCTTTAAAACAAACAGAATCATTAGCCGTGAGTAAAATAATTTCGGACGCTAATGATACCCATACAATTTCTTTAAAAAAGGAGGATATAGACTTACTTAATGAGAATAACTTTACAAATTTAGCTCATGTAATGGGCATGATTAATTAACAACAAAAAGGAGATTATTTATTATGTCAAATATCACATTGAAAGATGATTACGACAGTCTTGCAGAAGCTTTAGGTATGACTTCTGATAAGGTTTCAGAAAAGCAAAGTGGGTTACGCCTACCACGACTAAAGATTATTAAAGAAGGTGTTTTAGGTCAAACTGAAGTTAAGGGTGAAACGAAATCCTATCAAGTAGTTGATCCGGGGTCTTTTGTCTTGGAGATATCTGAAAATGATTCGACTCGTAAAATTTACGGTAAAGAAGCTAAAATACGTATGTTTATGCAAAGGTTTAAATTTGAGAGGTATGTGACCGATGATAAAAAGTACGTTAATTCTGTTATGAGCGCAGCTCAATTTACCGAAGATTTACCTGATAGTAATGGCACCATAAACTGTGGTAGACCACACAGGGGATATGTGGACGAAAAGACTTATGAAAGTATGAGCAATAGCGATCAGCAGTTGCAAAAGTCTACTAGAAGAGTACGAGTTATTTTAGGTCTAGTAACGTTTTCTACGGCATTTAATGAGGCAGGTGAAAAAATTGAATTAGATGAACCTACACCTTTTGTTTGGGATATTACAAATAATACTGCTTTTAAAGTAATGGGTGAAATCATAGGTGAAATGAACGCATCTAAAATTCTTTTACCGAGACGTGAACTTGTTTTTGGGTCTGAACAAAAAGGTGAGGGTGACTACAAAACCTATATTCCAAAAGTCACTAGCAAGGACAATAAAGACATAAAGTTTAAGGCTAAAGATCAGGAAAACTTAAATATGTTTTTAGAGTGGATTAAACAGACAAACACATGGGTGACAAATCAGGGAGGTAGCACTGAGGAAAACTCAACGAAAACTATAGACGTAAAGCCTACAATAGAAGAGCCAAGAAAAGTTAGTACTAAAAAAGAAAGTGAACCTGCTGTAAAGGAAAAGGTTACTAAGGTCTTGGATGAATGGGATGACGATGAGGAGTAACGCATGGCGAAGGGATATTCTAGGGACTTTATAGAACTTATTCAAAATGCAGATGATAGTTTACTGGGGGTTAAGTTGGGTGGTATTTGTGTTCAAAATGACATCCCAGTAAACGATGTCGCTGAATTTTTAAAAGTTACTCGTATGACTATTTACAATTGGTTTACAGGTAAAACTAGAGTTCGGGGTCCATATTTAGAAGAAGTAAAAAAGTTAATAAAAAAATTAGAACAATAAAATATGAGAAACTTTTATGTTATCAAAAAAAGACTTTTTTTCTTTTGTTCTACCAACAAATGGTTCGTATTGTTTATTTACTTTGAAAGATGTAGGACAGCCTGAGAAAGTAACCAAACAAATATTTGTAGATACAAAGGAAGAATTAGTATTAAAAACAGATGAATTAATTAAAGACAAATGGGATATTTATGTAGCTGTTGCAACTTTTAATGGTGATGGTCGCCGTACAAAAGAAAAAGCAAAAGCAATTAAATGTTTTTTTGTAGATATAGATTGTGGAGAAAAGAAACCTTACAAGACCCAAGAGGAAGGAACATTAGCACTAAAGAAGTTTTGTAAGAAAACAAATCTTTGCAAACCATCTTTAATTATTAATTCAGGTAATGGGCTGCACGTTTACTGGGTCTTAGAGAATGAAATAGAAACTTCTAAGTGGGTAGGGATTGCTGAATCTTTAAAAAGTTCGTGTATTAGTGAGGGCTTCTTAGTTGATAATGCAGTAACAGCAAATGCTGCACAGATATTAAGAGTTCCAGAAACTTTAAATTTTAAAAATAACAATGATCCAAAGCCGGTAGAAGTCTTATTGCATGGAGCTAAATTAAATCTTTCCTCTATGCAGGATTGTTTAAATACAGATATATCTATCTTTGAAGAATTAAAGAACAGAGATTTTTCTAAACAAATAAATCCTACGTCTCTAACACTTCAAAAAAACTACAAAAATATATTTAAAACAATCTATAAGAAATCCATGCAGGGTGTGGGGTGCGCTCAAATAAAATATGCGTATGAGAATCAAGAAACTTTAGCAGAACCTTTGTGGCGAGCCATGTTGTCTATAGCAGAAAGATGTGTAGATAAGGAAACAGCAATAAAAAAGATGTCTCAAAAGTATCCTAAATACAATATGGAGGAGGCACTTAATAAAGCAAGTTTAACAAAAGGCCCATATACTTGCGCTTGGTATAAAAAAGAAAACTCTAAAATATGTGAAGGATGTAAGTTAAAAATAACCTCCCCTATAATCATTGGTAAAGAGGTAATACAAGCATCAGAAGAAGATAATGTCATAGACGTAATTGAGAACGGTACTGAAAACAAAAAGACTTACAATATACCTGAGTATCCTTTTCCATTTTATCGGGGAAAAGTTGGGGGTATATATAGAAGAGCAGATGTACCTAAAAATAGTGATGAAGTAGTTAGAGATGAATTAATCTACCCATATGACTTTTATGTTGTTAAAAGAATCCATGACCCAGAAGATGGGGAAAGTATTTTATTACGGTTACATCTACCAAAAGATGGGGTAAGAGAGTTTATAATACCTTTGAGTTCTACACTAGCTAAAGATAAATTTTTATCTTCTATATCATTTCATGGCATAACCGTACTAGGAAAGAAACAGGATCATCTTATGCAATATATAAATAGATCAGTAGAGAAATTACAAAGCGAAAAGAAAGCAGAGATTGCTAGACGACAATTTGGTTGGACAGAAGACGATGGTGTTTTTGTTTATGGTGATAAAGAAATTAAAGTTGGTGCAAAAGAACCTATGTATAGCCCTCCTACCACGGCTACTCTTATTCTTGTTCCAATGTTTCACGAAAAAGGGGATTTTCACACATGGAAAGATATTATAAACGCTTATGCACATGAAGATAGAATAGGTAAAGCTTTTGCATTTTTTATGGGTTTTGGTGGCCCTCTTATGAAGTTTGTAGGAGATGGTATGTTAGACGGGCTATTATTTAATTTATTTTCTCCGGGTAGTGGGGTAGGTAAATCCTCTGTGCTTCATTTAATGAATAGCATTTATGGTAATCCAAAAGCTTTAATATTAAAGTCTAGTGACACACATAACTCTCGTATGCAAAGGTTAGGCACTATGCAAAACCTAACACCCACAATTGATGAAATAACAAACTTAGATCCAAGATTAATGAGTGATCTGGTATATGACATTACATCTGGACGAGGTAAAAATAGAATGGACGCAAGAGTAAATAGAGAAAGACTTAATAAAACTACTTGGTCTATACCTGTGGTATCAACATCTAACACAAGAATTAGAGATGCTCTTTTATCAATTAAAGCTTTTCCTGACGCTGAATTAATGCGTGTATTAGAAGATAAATTACCCGTTGATAAGTTTGATGATCCTACTTGGTCTAAAGCACATTTTGGTAGGGTAAGTAAACACTATGGGCATGCTATAAAGCCATATATAGAATATTGTGTGAACAATTTACCAGATGTAATTGCAAGACTTAATGAAATAAATGAAAAAATGGATAAAGCTGCTGAAATAAAAAACACAGAAAGGTTTTGGTCAGCAGGCACAGCCGTGGCACTAACAGGAGGTATTATAGCTAAAGAGTTAGGCCTGCACGACATACCTATACAACCTGTCTTTGATTACGCAGTTAGTCTTGTAAAAAGTAGTCGTAAGAGTAACAAAGATTCTTTAACTGAATATGGGGAAATATTGGGGGCTTTCTTAAACTCGCATCCTTTAGGTATTACAGTTGTTAATGTTAAAAAAGATAAACGCACTGGGTTAGATATGGGCGCTATAAAAGAACCTAGAACTTCATGCGTGGCCAGAATAGAAAAAGATGAGAATAGACTATACGTATCTAAATCTATGTATCAACAATATTGTAGTAAAAACTTTATAAGTTTTGAGGATTCTTTGTTGGATTATAAGAAAAACGGTTCTTACAGAGGTATAAAAAAGAAAAGAATGTTAGCAGGTACATCCATTGCTAGTGCATCAAATAGTGTTCGATGCCTTGAGTTTGATACTAAAAAGTTAGATAGTTTTGATTTAGAGGTGTTTACAGATGATAAAGATAATGGGTCTAGCAGTGAAGATATCTTGGATTGATTTTAAACCTGATACTTCCATTTTTATCCCCTGTTTAGATATAAACCCCGTAAAAGAATATGTTTTAGCAGAAGCAAATAGGCGTAAATATGACGTAATATGCAAACAAGTGGTGGAGAAGAACAAATATGGGTTGCGATGTTGGAGAGTAAAATGATAACATTGGGTGTAATTTACTCATTTTAAATTACCCTGACTTTTTTGTGGTTTGACTCTCCTTCCCAAATGATAAAAAAGTCTACTTGCCCTTGGTGGTTGGACATACCATCAAGGGCTTTTTTATCTACCTAAGATATTTTTCTTTATATACGGTATATTTATAATCCGTATAATGTCGTTATCTAACTTATCTATCTCATTCACTAACCTAGTTTTTTCTGCTGATGGTAAGGTACGATCTTCATTTATAATCCGTTTAAGCGCCCTAGTATCACTAAGTTGCGTTTGAACTGCTCGCACTGATTCACCTAAAATATATAGTTTAAGGTTTTCATCTTCTTCTAAAAGCCTAATTAAACCTTCAAAATCTTGACGATTTATTAATAAGTTAACTGTGTCCGTAACTCTTGCCTGTTCATCTCTAAATTTATAGTATTCCGACTTATCACCAGACGGTATCTTGTCATACGAAAAAGTTTTAAATGCAGGTAATTCATACAGGTTATATTCCTTACGCCCCATAACTTTAGAACTAATCACGTTAGTTAAATCTATTAAAGTGCCCCCTGCTATACCTGTCATTCCTCTAATAAGATATTCTGTTTTTATAGGACTTAATCCAGTAAACCGACCAATCATTTTAGTTAATTCAGATGTTGAAGAAGTAAATTGTTCCTCCGAAGCCACATCTTCTAATCCTCTAGGAACTATGGGAGCATCTCTAAAGAATGAGTAATTTAAAAACACTTCAGCAGGGGCTTTAAAAGCTTGGGGTGTTAAGTTAGGACTAGAGAATGAATCAAAAGCCGCACGTGTTAGGTTTTCTCTAAATGTTTGAGCATCTTCTGGTCTTGCTGTACCTTGACTAATAACATAATTAATAGATCTTTCAGGTATAACTTTAAACAAAAACCCTATCTCTGGAGCAACAGGTATTTTACGGCCCGTACCGGGTATTATAAAGTTTTTATCTTTTACGTACTCATTTTGTTGTTGATACTCTTCGTCCTCTCCAACTAAGAACGTATAAATTGTACTAAGTGTCGCCAGTTTGAGGCCTGCTTTTAAGAATAATCTTTGTGCTATATATTTTTCCCTTTGGCTAACGCCCACACCTTGCATGGTTCTTAAATACACACTCATACCTTGAATATAAGCGTTCATAAACGGAACAATTTGTCTTAACACACTTACATATCTATTTGCACCTTGACGTTTAAAATTAATAATTTCTTGCGCTGCAATACGTGCTGCTAATACATCACCATCAGGAAACTGTTCTGATTTTGTTTCTTCTAAAGTTTGCTCATACACAGCCCTTCTTAGGTTAGCATCCGATGCTATTGAAAAGTTTTCAAAAAAATCAAAAAATTTTCTAGTTCTACCTCTTTGTTTTAAGTTAAAAGCAGTAAGCACTTCATCTTTTTCTCTTCCCGGCATAAAATCATATGCGCCTACGATACCATACCGCTTTAATTGTTCCACTACTTCATTTGTACCTAATCTAACTGAACCATAACTTAACGGATTTATAACTCTGGTTGCTGTTTTGAATGGGTTATCTGTTCCTGATAAAGTCATAGCTCTAAAACTATCTTGAAACAACTGACTAATAGCAAACTGTGGTGTTGCAGTAACACCTTTTCTTAATAAATTAGACAAACCTGTCATAGCTTTTATAATAGGTCCACTTATCACTTCAAGACCTTTAAACGCATACACGTCTAAGATATCGTCAAATGCGTAGTATTCTGCCTTACCATTTCTATATACGGTTACTATATTATCTGCATCTTTATCTACATTTTTATCCGGAATTTTTTCTATATTTAAATCATTTTTAATCCAAGTATCTACAATAGATAAAGCCGCATGGTTACGCATAGAACTTTTGACCATCCAAAACGTAAGACCAACCATATTTTCTAAAACACTATTTATTTCGTCTTTACTACCCTTTAGTGGCCCCATTTCTCTAGTGCTAAGTGGTTTAAAAAATTGTGCAGGAGTTTGTGAAAATATCTTTTCTTCATTTTCTTTTATTCTGTCCCAAGGCACATACCCTATAGCCTTTTTCCACTCTGTTGCCCTTTCTTTAGATAGTCTTCCAGCGTCAACCATATTATCAAGCAAGCCGTTTTTAAAAGAAGTAAATTCTTGATGAATTTCATTTATTATGTCGTATCTTTTTAGTATCTCTTCCCCTACTTTTATTTGCTCCTTAGTAGGTAATAACTCATCAGGGATTATACCTTTTCCTATTAAGTCTTTTGCTCTAATTATAATTAAACCATCATTAACTAATTTTTCTGCTTTTTTAATATCTCCTAGCTCTTCTCCTAACCTACCAACTTTCTCAAATACCCCTGTTAAAGAAGCATCTCCTTGAGTAGCTTCAAACCCAGATACCTTGTTAAAAACTAACCTACCCAACCTCATCACTGCGGTAGACAAAGAATCAGCATGTTCTGTTTGTAACATTAATATATCAGGTCTAATATCGCCTATCGCATCTCTAGTTTTATTGTTGTATAATTTTCTTGCTTTTCTCTCAACAGAAGACCCTTTGTATGCTATTTGTGCTTCTAGTTTCCTTGCAACATTAGAAAGAAATCTAGGCGCTTCAAAAATAGCACTAGATATTGTGCTAAAAAAACCGGGTGTTGGGCCTTTAGAATTAGAAACATTCATATCTAAAAAGTTATTGACTAACATATCATCAGCCATGACTGAAGCATCTCTAAACATAAACCTTTCAGCGCCTGTTTCTGTACCCACGGTTGCTTTACGAGACTTGGCTACAATATTGTTAGTTACATAATTAGCAGACTGAGCAATGATATTTTGTACTTCGGTGTTGCTTAAAACAGGAAACCCTAAATTCTGCATAGATTGTTTTATTGCTTTTAGAGTGCGTTGAATTAACTTTTTCAAAGCTGCCATGAACCCTTCTTGTCCTGCTTCAGGTCTTCTTCCAACAAACGTATTTTCTACTGCTACTGCAATTAATTCTTCAACAGCTTCCTCTTTAGATAGTCCTTGTTCTTTCATTAGTTGGTTGGCAGCATATTGTATTTCTTTGTCGGTGTTATACAACCTATTCATAGTTTCTTTATAATCTTTACCAAGAATAGATCTAAGACCATAGTGTCCTATAGATTCGTGCAGAATAGTTTTTAATACATCTTTTTTGTTTGTGTTATTAGCTGCTATGACATAAACAGTGTTTGTATTACTGTCAAATATACCTTTTATGTTTCTCTGCTGTTCGGGTGATAACCTATTTAGTTTCTCAAGACTATACATACCCTCCATAATTCTATCCACACCGCCTACAGCCATATCTTGTTCTGTGATTTTTATTAAATCAGGAAAGTTATTTACAACTTTAATTTCAGGTGCGTTTTTCCAACCTTTTGTTAGCTCTTTTACAAAACCCTCTATACGTCCAACAAATTCAGGAACTTCTATAATCTCAGGTTCTTTTCTTCTACCTCTTGGCGGTTTTTCAGCTTTTTCTCCTTTAAATTTAGGAGTTACACGAACATTTTCTACTTTCTCTATAAATTCAACTGCTTTTGCTTCGGTTGGTGAAACCTCTCTTACTTCTTTTTTAACTTCTTCATATATCCCTTGTAGTTCTTTTATATCATTTAGTAATAAATCTTTTTCGCCTTGCAGCTCTATATCATCAGGTTTTTCTTTTAATTCTTTATTTACATCTCTTAAATCTAATTCTGCTTTTATTAATTCTGCTCTTGCAGCGGCGAGTTTTCTAATTGGTCCTTTTATTAATAAATCTTGTATTTCTTTTGCAGAATTATCTACATAGCTTTTTTGCGCTTTATTTAATTTGTTATAAACTTTTCTAGCGGCTCCTCTAGCTCTTTTTTGTGGTCTTAACAAATCTCCCGCTAGTAAACGTAATCTTCTTTTATTTAAACCGTCTTTCCCTTTACCGCCTTCAGCTACAAACTGTTCTACATATTTATTAAATACTTTTTGTTCTGCAGTTTGTGACTCTTCATATTCTTCTCTAGTAGCAGCTTTTTGTTCCTCTGTGGCTCCTGCAGGTGAGCTTAGTCTTTCAACATAAGGTTGGTATAAATTTAAAGCAGGATTGTTTTCAAATATCGTATCTTTTGTTATTGTGTTAACATTTTTTTGTTCTAATTCAACTACTTTTTTCTCTTTATTAAACTCTTTTTGTATTTTTGGTACAATAGCTTGGTCACGAATTAAACTTGGGTCTTCTGCATAAGCTCTACTAAAGTCTTTCAATGTCATATTCGCACGAACATTAGCCTCTGCGCCTCTTTCTTGTACAGAATCTCTATAGTCATCACCCTCTCTATCCGAGTAATATTCTTTTAGTAAAATATTTTTTTGTTCAGGTGTAGAATTTTCTATTGCTTCACGGAAAAAGTTTTGTTGGTCAGAAGTAAGAAACACTCCCGGTTTCCCTGCTTCTCTAGCAATATTAAGCGCTTGCTCAAACGTGTTTTCAACAACTTTTTTCCTATTTTTATCAGATTTTTCTTTTATTCTTGGTAAAAATTCTTCAATCTTAGTTGCTACATTAGGATGTCCTTTAGCATACGTATCTAAAGCATCGTAAAAATCAGGATTCGTAATAGACTCACCCTTTAAATTAGGATTAGCTCTAAAAAAAGAACGTGCGGATTGAGATGGAAGATTAATCTTTTGTTTTAAAAAATCAGCAGTAATTTTATCCGTATTTTTTATTTTAGTGTCAACTTGATTTTTTCTTTTATTTATTCTGTTATTAGCATCCTTTGTTCTATTTTTAAAAGAAGGTACATTTACGTTTTTTTGTGCCTCATCTAAGTTACGGTTTTTATCTACTTCTCCTGATGTAACTTGGTTTGCGGTATCAGGAGTTATATCACCCTTTTCATCAAATAATCCTAATTGAGTATCTGGCACTGAAATTGGAGATACAAAACCTTTTTTTCTTTCAGCTTCTGGTAATAATTTTTTCTTTTTTTCAACCTTTCCTCTTAAATTTTTTATATAATTTTCTATTTTTTGTATTTGTGGTTCTATTTTTGCTCTATCTTGAGGGGCAGATATTTTTTGTTGTTCTATCAAATCTTTTTTGTTTCTTTCAAATCTAGTTAAATCTTGCTCCGCTTCTAATATATATTGTCTAGCTTCTTCTCTATCTTCTTCTTTTGTTATCGGTCCCTCAACTCTCTTTTCTGCCGCTTTTATTAATTCTGATTGCGCTTTATCTTCTTCTGTAGGTTGTGGTAATCCTGTTAATGCAAGTTGATCGCCTTCCTCAATGGGTCTTTCTTTTGGTTTGGCTGGTTCAATTTTTCTAGCTCTTGGTACGGCTAAGTCAAACAACCCTTGTGCTAACGCACCAACTGCGCCACCATATGCGGCTTCTTCTCCTATACCTTCTACAAGTTCTTGTTCAGGTTTATACCCACTTTTTGCAATCGCATTTTGTGCAAACCCTGCAGCGGCTTCTGTAGCTGCTTCTATCCCACCTGTCTCTAACGCTCTACCAACTCTTTGCACACCACTTTCAATAACACCTGCGTCTAATTTTTTTAATATCCTAGCAGGGGCAAAAAGTTCTAATAGACCTACAGGTGCACCATACGCTGTTGCTGTTGCTATTTGTTCTGGAGTAGCTTCTGCTTCTTCTGCACGTAACCTAGCTTCTCCTGCTCCTGCGCCCGTAGCTAATGCAGTAACTGCAGCTTTACCAACTATACCAAAAGGAGCAAACGCTAAAAATGGAATAAAAGAACCAAATGCTTCGCCAAACTTCCTACCAATAGTTTCTTCATATCCGGGAGTTGGCGCTGCAAATTCTTTAAATGGTTTTAATACATCTGTTGCTGTATCACGGATACCTTGCTCTGTTACAAGGCCCTCGTCATCTGCTAATGCAGAAGCACCAACAGCCGCAGTTTCAACTAACCCTGCCGCACCGGGAATAATACCTTTAAAAAATTCCTTTGTTTGGCCAGTTATGTCGCTAAAGTCAAGCTCGTCATCTGTTGCTTTTAGGGCTGTCGTTAACTGATCGTAATTTAAACCTTCAGACTGTAAATACATTTCTACTGTACCTTCAGGAGCTTCTGAATTTGCTATTTTTAAGACATTTCTAGCTATTGCTTCATATCTTTGTCTTGGAGTCATGATATTTTACCTTTAAGTATCCTCAAGTGTAAATCCGTAACTCTCTATTTGTTTTCTTATTTGTTCTTTCGGAATAGTATCACCTTTAGTGTTTGCTATAGTGCTCATAAATTGTTTAAGTATTTGTGAGCCAGTTTCTGGATAAGCTAACTTAATGGCTTCTGCAAGTATCTCTCTCTCACTTTCATCTGCATTAGCATACTTCATAGCTAAGTCTGATCTACTTAAACTCTTAACACTAGCAGCAATTTGTTGAGCCTTCACTGTTGCTCCCGCTCTAACTTTAGCTACATCCATGGCTCTGTCATTGTTAAGTATGCTAACAACTAAATTACCTTTTACTTGTTGGTAAGTTCTTTGTGCTGCCGCTGCGTTATTTTCTGCGTTCATTTGCATCTTCGCTGAAATATTCGCTATTCCTTCAGCTCTTCTATTTTTCAATTCTTCAAGTTTAAGTTCAGAATCAAGCACTTTACGTCTAGCATCTTTAGTAGCTTGTATACGTTTAGCAAGAGCAGGAGCAACTTGCATACCCGCTTTTCCTATGTTCACTATTGCATTTGGGTCTTTTCCTCCCATAATAGCAAAACCAAGTTCTAATAAACTCATATAAACAGCTTCTTTTTTATCACCTGCTAATGCTGCTTTTTCTGCTTGAATTGCAGCGGTAGCTGCTGAATCACTAAGATCTACACCTGCTTTTTTCAATATACTTTCAGCTTTTTGAGAAAAATCTACAGGTGCTTCTACCCCAGATCCAATTGCACCGTTTTGAGAAATATTTACAGGTTTTAATATCTTCTCAGCTTGTGCAAAAGCATCTTCAACAGATATAGGTTTCGTATCCACTCCTGCTTCTTCTATAGCAGCATCCGTTGCTGTTTCAGGTACTATTGGTCTTTTTTCTTCTACTTCTTTTTTTACTTCTGGTTCAAACACACGTTGATCTCTAAACGGATCACGAGAATCTTGTTCAGCTATTCTTCTGTCAAGTTCTTCTTTTGTTATCTCTTCTGTTTGATCTGTTTTACGAAGGTTGGTAATAGGGTTGGTAATAGGTTTACCTTCTTTATCTCTTTTTTCAGTAAAGAATTTACGAGCTGGGCCTTCAATCCCTTCCTCACCAGTATCAAGGGCACGAGTTATAGGGAAAAAAGGTTTTAAAATACCACTTTTAAGAGTATCTGTTACAACTCCAGAAATTGGATCAAGAATATATCGTTCAAATCCTGTTCTACCCTCTTCACGTTCCCTCAAAGTATCTACAAAACCTTTATTTTGAAACGCAACAATACCACCACCCGCTCCTCTAAACATATTTGGGTTTATTGGTAAACCTGCAATTGCTGTCTGTCTTGGATTTCGTTGTTGTGGTTGAGGTGTTAATAATTCTCGTAAACCAGCAGTAGTAACAGTCTCTTGTTGTGGTATCTGTGCTCGATCTGCCTGTTGCTTTATTCTTCTAGCTGCATTAATAACAGCACCAAATTCATCAGAAGATTCACTAGATAACTTACCGAGAAACCCTATTGGATCGGAAGAGGATAAAAACTCATTAGCTTTTGCCTCTATACCTCTCATTTTTTCAGTTGCTGCTTGTTTTACACCTGCAGCCATTTGTTTCAACCCTTTTTCTAAAGCTTTTTGTTTCGCATTTATCTGTTGTAACGCTTTTATACTCACTTTTAGCCTCCTAGTAATTTAGCTAAACTTAAACCTGTAATACCAAGACCTGTTAACTGTGAGGCAAAGCTTGGTGGAGGTGTAGCAGTTGTTTGTGTGGTATCAGTAGTTGGAACACCACGAAGAATATTTGCTAAGTTACCTAACTGCTGCTGCCCAAACAAATCTCTCTGTCTTTGGTAAGCTGCTTCTGCTCCCAACCCTTCTTGCATAATACCTCTTTCTAAATCACCAAAGGCACCAAGTGTTTTGAGTCGGTCTAATTCTGCAGCTTGTTGTTGAACTCCTAATGCGCCTTGTTGTTGTCCTAGTGTGCCAAGACCTTGAGCCACCGCCATTTGTGCAGCACGGTCTGCTCCAAACTGTTCTCTAGCACGATCAAAAGCAGATTGCAAACCTTTAGCTTGAATATCGCCTAGTTGTTGACGAAGCCCTGACTCTCTGGCTCCTGTTAAAAGAGCTTGTCTGGCCCCACCATACGTGCCTTGTCTAGCAGCCGCTAAATTAGCGCCTAATTGTGCTTTTTTAGCAGCATCAATTGCTTTTCTTTGTTCTATATCAACAACAGCTTGTTGGTACGGAGACATATACGCTTGCGCCGCCGCACTATCAAATCTACCCGGTGTTGCTAACAGACCACTAATACCTGCTTCTTGAGCTTGTTGTGCCGTAGCAAATGCGTCTGGAGCTTGTAGTTTGGCTATCTCCCTACCAAGTTGTTGTTGTCCTGCAGACATCGGCGCAATACTACCAAGACCCATAAGTGCTTGTGAGCCGGGACCATATACTTCATCAAAACCTTTTGCAAAAATCTCTTGGGCTTTAGGTAAAACACCTGTTATACCCTCATCAGGATCGCCCAGAAAATATGGTTCTATTACTTCAGGTATATCACTTGTTACTTGAGTTACTTGTTGTACCATAATTTTTCCTCTACGCTGGTAACGTTTTGTTTACATTTATTTCAGGTGGTTGTTTTGTTGTACCATGACGTGCAGTTCTAACTCTGTCCATCATAGAATATAATCTTTCAGCTCCTGCATTTGAGGAACCATTTCCTAAATCAGCTACTACATCAGCAGGAACTACAAACTCTCCATCGGCAAGACGTGCTTCTTGCATACCTCCTATGTTCGCTTTTATTGAGTCACTCATCCCATCTCCTGCGCCATCTAAATATCTAGGAGGCAACGCAGATACACCACCCTTGTTATAACCATATGGATTTGCTCTTAGTGTCTCTAATATACGTTTTCTTTTTCTTTCTTTATCTTCTGCATCTGCTGCTGTTAAAGCTTTGTATTCTGCTTGTTGTTTAGCATACTCATCTCCAGCTTGTGTGGCTGCTATACCTCCAACAGTTGTTAGAGCAGGGGTAATTAACTCTTTAGCAGCAATATCTCCTGAAGTTAAACCTCTAAACGTGTCAGCCATTCTTTGCCCTGTACCAACAGCTTCTGCTTTTAACCTGTCGATCCCAAAACCTGAAGGAGCTGTTGATGTTCCAGCAGTTGTATCATAAGGAGAATAAGAAGCTCTTCCAACTCCAGTGTTTATAGATTGTCCAGTTTGAGTGGTCAAGGTTTTAGGAACAAAACTAAAAGTTTCTCCAGTTCTAGGGTCAAAACTAATATTTTGCCCCACCTTTCCAGTTATCATGGGGTCTACACCGACTACATTTTTTGCTGTGCTTATAGTTGAACCACCTTGAAATCCTTCAATTCCAGTAGGACCAGATTTAACCGCAGCGCCTGTTCCCGGCTCTATACTTATGCCGCCTCCTGCATCTATTCCACCACTTTCTGGGCCAATCGGGGTGCCTGCAGCCTTTGCTAAACTTCCAATACCATACGTTGTAAGACCACTTGTCAACGCACGTTTTAAATCAAACTTACCATCTCCTCCTGCAACCCCACCTGCTAATCCACCCAATAGCGCTTGTCTGCCTAAAGTTAAACCTTGAAACCCCGGTATAAATGGCAACACAAACGGAGCTATTTTAGTTACACCTCTTAATGCTTTACCTATACCCTTAAACAGTCCCCCAATGAATAAACGAGGTATACCGTTTTCATCTACCACACCACCACGTCTATATCCTAGACTGGCTAGTCCACCAGCTCTTTTACCTTCTGCCTCCGCCGCTTCCTCCGCCGCTTCTTTTGCTAACTCTGCTTTATATTGTGCGCCAAACAAATCACCAAGTTGTGTAAAAGTATCAGGTAGCTTTTGTTGCTGAGTATCAATAGAATAAGGTGTTGTAAACTGAGGGCTTGCAAAAACACCCGCCATAGTCCCTGTTGTATCTGTCGGTCTTAATCTTTCAATACCTGCCGTAGCACCTTCACCTGTTGTTACGGGTGCCGCTCCAAACGTAGTAAAATCTAAAGGCTTAGTATCATAAAACCCCTTTTCTAAATCTGCCGAATCTGCCGATCTTATTGTAGGTATGCCTAAATTATCTCTAAGGCTAGTTATTATTTCACCTTCTTTACCTATAGTGGGATCACCAAATCTAGCAGCTCTAATAAATCTATTAACTTCTTGCGGCTCTAAAAATTCCCCATAACTATCTTTATAAAATTCCATTTCTTTGTTAGTAGGAAGTCGATTTAACACATCCTCGTAAAGTCTAGGCAATCCACCTTGTGTCGTGCTTCTATATCTAACTGCTTCTGGAGAAGACTGAAACTGTCTTCTTTCAAAAGGGTCTAAAGCATCACCGTATAAGTTTTGGTAATATTTTATTTCCTCCTCACTTGGACCTCTACCTAATTCAGTTTGATAAAGGTCTATTATTTGACCTGCAGGTATATTTGCAATTCCTGTGCTTACATCTCCTCCTACATCTCCTCCTACATCTCCTCCTACATCACCACCTGCATCTCCTCCCAACCTTGCAAACTCAGGAGAAGCTCTTAATTCAGCTTCTAAGTTTTCAACAGTAATTCTTCTACCCCCATGAAAATCTAACCCTGCTGGCTGCACATCTCTACCAAAAACTTTATTATATGTGGCGTTTATTTCTTCTTCTGTTAACGGCGAAGGCTGTGTTGTTGTTTCTGTTTTTGCTTGATTTTGCCGTGCTAACGTGTTGGCTTGGGCTTCCACTATAGGCGCAAGAAGGTCTGGATTTTTTGCAATTGAAAGGTCTGGAACATTATCCCCCATACCAGCAAATATCTCAGGGTAATTATCCCTAACATACGCATCGGCGTTATCTCCAAAAAAACCTTTTTGTAAACCTTCTGCCCTAGCTTGAGCATAACGAGTTGCAGGTGTTCCTGCATCAAATTTAGCCATATCTTTCTCTCATATTATTTAAAGCCTGCCAGTCTCTACAACAGCGAGGTATAGGGTGGATACTGCCGTAAAGACTGTTTT